TCCGTTACATTATCTTCTCTATTTAACTCTCCACCCAATCCCATCTCTATGATATTTTTTAAATCTTTAAAAGTCAAATCTTTATCATCAAAAGGATGTGCCATATGTCCGTATGCTCCACCCTCTAATAATAATTCTTTTCTAACTGTATCATCCCACCAATCTTTTGTTAGTGGTTGATATTTTTCAACATGAAGTCTTGGTCGTTTTTTCTTACCACTAAATTTTGGATTTGGTTTATCTTCACCATCAACAGTTAAACCCTTTGATTGCATTGAAGTATTTCTTGTTTCATCACCTATTCTACCATCGGCATCAATTCCTGATGCTATTGGTGGGCCCGCAATTTGTTGGTCTTTATCAACTCCCATCCATTTAATTACAGTCCAACCTAAATTATCCATTACATCTCGTAAAGCTTTCTTATAGGGTTTTATCTTACCATAAGATATAGGATTTACTGCTCTATAAGACATAGTATAATCTTCTTCTGGATCCATTGCCCCATCACTTAGTATATAGCTCAGTACTTTCCAACCTAATTCATTTTGTAATGATTCTACCCAACCCTTAGATTCTTGTTTATAGTCTGTCAAATTTTTATAAAATGTAGGCGGGCCATCATCCGTAGGAGCATTTCTACCTGCAGTTCCTTCTTTTAAAATCTCACTAATATCATTATCAACTAAAAAATCACCAATAACATCACCACTAAATTCTTTTAAATAATCTCTCATTATAATCTTTTAACCCAACTCAATACATTAGATAATCGTTCGCCATTTCTTTTTAATACATCTACTTCTTCTGAATTCTTATATTTACTTTTCATGGCATCTTGTAAAGTTTTAATCATTTGTTTTTTCATCTTAGAAGTAACCTTAATCTTTTTCTTTTTACCCCAACTATCAACACCTGCAGCGTTACCAACTCCAACACCAGCAAAGAAGGGTTCGCCGTATTGTGGTTTAAACTGGTAATCTACAATGGTAGCTCCACCTCTTGATTCTTTTCTATATACAAAAGTAACCATAAAACCGATATGTGAAGTGCTCTTATAAGCATCACCGACTTCGATATCATCATCAGTTAATTCTTCTTTTATTAAATCTTTTAATTTAATCATCATTTTTCCAAGTTAAAAGCTCTGGTTAACATTGACCCGGCCTGACTAAGTTTAAGACGAGCCTTTTCATATTCCTTAAAATATTTAATTAAAGTTCTATTCTTACTTTTATTAATATCATCTTCAAGTTCATACCAAAGTCGTCCATCACGAGTCTTATGAATATAATCTCCACCAATCTTGAGTAATTTCTGGTGATTCCAAGAAATATCTGAAATATCTACTTTTTCTTCCAATAATTTTTTCATTTTAATCACTTAACTTCTCCGATATATAGTTTTTCAGTTATAAATATTAAACTTCTAAACTATTGAGTTTTTCTTCAGCCTCTGCTTTCATTTTATTTAATTCTTCGAGTGCCTCTTTAGACATTTTTTCTACTTGTTCGGTATTTTGACTCCATGTTTCTGTTTGTAATTCTATATCTTTAACACCAACTTGGTCAAAAACCTCTAATGGTTTGGAAGCTTCTTCTTTCCAATCTTCTATACTCTCAATTTGGTCTCTTATATAAGAAAGTTGATTATTTAACATCTTTTTTTGTTCCCACTCATCGTATTTTCCATCAATACGAAGTTTATTCTCAAATTGTATTTGACAATCAAAACATTGATTGTATAATCTATACATTTTGTCATCTAATTTTTTCTTCATGATTTTTTTACACTCTGGACAAAACCAAGGAGTCCTTGTTTCCTTTAAAGCGTCCATTCGGTCATTTTTTAGTTCTCTGTCTGCCTTTATCTCGTCTTGTCGTTTCTTTTTTTCTTCCAAATCTTCCATTTGGACAAAAATTCGTTTTTCAGCACTTCCACCCTTTAAAATGTCTTGTCTTGCCTTAACGTGTCTTTGATGTTCGTTCATAACTACTCCTAAAATCCGTATTGTTTTTTATATTTGTAATAAGTTGGAATACTCACACCCAACTCATAAATTATTTCTGTTACACTCTTATCTGTAATCAGTAATCGTTCTAAATCTTCTTTTTTCACTTTTGGGTTTTCCGTATAATATTTTTTACGACCTTTCATAACGTTATTTACGTATTCTGGATTTTTCCAATGCTCTGTTGTTATTATTTTCGCCTTTTTAGACAACACCTTTCTAACTTTCGGATCGTTCATTGCCTCCTTGTGTTTTTTTGAATTTTTCATTGCTATACTTGTCCTTAATTTACTCTCTTCACTACGTTTATTTCCAAGAGTTGCCCTTCCACCCAAAATTGCAATTTCAAGTCGTCTATGTTTTGATAAATTTTGAAATTGATGTTTTTCACCAACGTTTGGTAAATTATTCCGTACCTTTTGCATTTTTTCTAAACCCTCTGTTGAATATATTTCTTCCCAAGTTTTACCTTTCTTCTTTTTATTTGCACTTACTGCAAATTCGTTATATCCACCATATCCACCTTCGTGTAAATTATATTCAGGATTTAGTTTTTTAATCCAATAAACTTCTCGTTTATTTAATTCTTCTCGTGTTGAACACTCTTCAATTATTTCCTTTTTAAAGTTTTCTATACCATATTTGACAATGGCTCTTTTTAATATTTTACCACTTCCCAAATACATTTCGTCATTTGTAGATTGCTGTCCTACATACGATTTACCATTTATCAAATTTGTTGTTTTATAAATAATCATTTTACTCTCCTATTCTCCTATATAAATAGACAGGAGTTAGAAAAGTGGTTAAAATGTCATTAATCCAGTAATCTGGTTGATCGAAGCAAAACTCCCGGTTAGTTTGAAAGTTTTACCATTATATTTAAAAACTATCCCTTCACTTGGAACAATGGCATCCAATCCACCTATTGCCTTCAATTTATCTAACTGTAATTTTAATGTGTTGAGTTTTTTCAAATCTTTACCTTGTCTAACATCTTTGATGGCCGCATCTAATTGTTTTTTCACTCTTGCAACTGTTGCATCTGGACTTGCCGCTAACCAACCACTTACATTTTTCATTATTTCCGCACCAAGTTCAAAAAATAGTACTTCAAACGGTTTCATATTTTCTTTAGCTATTGCTGAATGGTCATCTTTATCAACACCTAACACCCATTCTAAAAATGCTGGATATTTGGCCAAATCTTTTTTAATTGTGGCTATTTTATAACTTTTATCAAAAAATGCCCACCGTTTTACAAGATTTTTCTGTACTTTCTTGGGGATTCCAGATGTATACATACCTTCTCCCTGTTTAACAAAATCTTCCCAAAACTTCTGGTGGTAAAGTGCCAATGTATCATTATCTTTTAGTTTATATTCTGATTGTAACTTCTTTAATTTGTTTACAAAATACGCTTTCTTCTTATCAAAATCTTGATGTTTAGGAACTGTAAGGAAATTTGGTTTTCCTATTTTATAATGTTTCTGTATGTTTTGATTAACTTGTTTAATCATACCAGCTAACATTCTTGCACTACCCTTTACCTCACCTATTGCCTTTCCACTATCATCGTATTCAAGTGCTCCATGAAATACTATCTCGGCTTTATCATAATTGATTACATTTGATGACTTGGGCCACATAACTTCTAAATTCATCCAAGCCTTACCATTCATAAAAATCTTATTTCTCTGTTTATCGGATAATCCACCTATTGCCTTCTCTAAATCCTTTACGGCAAAACTAAATGCGTCCGAAATATCCCCCCTACCTTTAAATTTTGAGATTATTCCATTTGCGTCCAAAGCAGTTTCACCACCATTTCTCAAATGTCCTTTATTTCTTGCTGCTATAAGTTTTCCACCAGTTGCTTCAGTAATAGTTTCTTCTGATAATTTTCCAAATTTATTAACCATCATCATAAAAATACCTTCATCATAATAACCAAATGCCTCTTTAAACAGTTTTGGTGTTGGCTTAGGTTCTGTATTTGGATCTAACAAATTTCTCATTACCGTTCCACTAATCTCTTTTCCACCAACTCTAACAGAAACGTGTGGTGCAGTCATAAAATATCCATGTTCTTCCCATCCCTTTAGATTATCCTTATTCTTCTTATAATCTTGAAAATATGATAAACCACCACTTTTCTTTCTTCCACCTGCTAATCTTCCGGCATCCTTTTCTCCGAATATATATATCACGGCGGTAGTGTCAGAATCGTATTTTTTTAGCAATTCCGCCTTTAATGGAATCCTCTCTTTTACAATTTTTTTAGATGGAATTCCCATTTTTTTCATATGACGAACTTTTTCTTTAAAATTAAATGGATGTTTTGGTGGTGTTTTAATATCTGATGTGGTGATGTATGCGACATCTACTTTTTTCTCTAACCACTCAAAAGTTTTTTTATGGTGTAGTCCAAACGGTTGAAAACGACCACCATATATTCCAATCACCTTTTTAATCTTTTTAGTATCCTCTGATAACCATTGTTCAAAAATTTTCATTGCTTCTCTCATACCACCAGTCTGTGATTTATGGTTTTTGGCTCTATTATACATCGTTTCCACAATTTCTTTTTGTTCTGACTTGGCTCTACTTTTTATTGACTTAATAGTAATTTTTGCCCTTTTTACTGAATCATATCCAGATCCTTTTATATAGTCCAACATAGTACGTGGATAGTAATATTGTTCTCCTACTTCATTAAGTTGTTCTATTTCATGTTCCTTTAAAATTGGACTTATAAGTTCTCCTACAAGTGCACTGTATTTAGGTTTTTTCGTAGTTGGAACGAATTGTTTGTATTTTTCTTCTGGAGTATGTTCATATTCCTTTATAATAAAACTAAGTTTAGACTGATAATCATTTGGAAGTCTATTTTCTATACCAAGAAATTTTACTGCACCTGGAATAAGATAAAGTATTATTTCTCTTTTATTTAAGTTCATGAGGATCTGACTTGAGGTCCAGAGTTTATTTTGTGCTCTAACTAAATCGTATTTAGGGCCCTTGTCTTGTTTATGATTATAAAACGCAGGAAACAATTCTTTGTAGTGTGGTGTTTGATGAAGAACATTTAATGCATTCATCAATCTTAACTCTGAAGATAATTTATCAGCACCTCGTTGATAGCCTTGTTCAGTATGTTCTATTCCGTGATTGGTTCTCACTATTGGTTCTTTACTTAAATCTTTTATCTTTACTACGGGTTTAACTCTACTCGTATTTTCTATTATTACAAGTTTTTTACCATCACCAACTAAAGTATGTCCCTTAATTCCACCATGATATGTTACTAATGATTTTACAACATCATGTAAAGTTGTTTTTGCAAGTGCCTCTCTAATTCTTGCACCATCTTTAGACATTGCTTTCTTTTTCTTAGATTTATCAAAATCTTTTTCATCTCGTTTTACGAATAATGCAGAATTTACAATTCCTATTCCATGAGAATTCATCCCCTCTGACCAATCTGTATCTTGGTCTATCACATAACATAACTCTACACCATAACCAGTTAGTTCCCTGACTACTTTAAGATTCGGATTATAATTTCTATCTCGGTTCTTACCGATAACCATATCATTACCGAACATTGATGCTATTGCTATACATTCTTCTATGTGTTTTTTCATCTCCGTCCACCCTTATCAAAATCTTTTGAGAACTTCTTTAATTTACCAAACGTTCTAAACTTTTTCATCTTATCTTGTTTAACCCATTTCATTTTGTCAAATTGTTTCATTCTCATGTGTTGTTTCACTATATAGTAAATATCAACAGGATTACCACCCATAGTAATTATCCACTTCCTATACTTCTTAACTAATTTTGCTGAAACGTGTTCATGTCCATAATGTGTCCAAAATCCCTTCTTTGGGTGTAAGGCTGCTGTTTCATCCTTACCAATATCATGGAATAGTGCTGCCAATCCAAAATCAATATCACCAGTTTTAAGTGCCCTATTCGTAACGGCAATCGTATGTTTTAACACATTCCCTTCAGGGTGTGCATCTCTCCTCTGGTCGAAGTTTTTTAGATTATACACACGTTTCTTCAAGTCACTTGGTAACGCATTATAAATATCTTTAAACTTTTTTGGTTTTGGACGAACTGCTATTTCTTTTATTTTTTTACCAGTATCAGTTTTTAGAAATGGACCTCTCCTTAATGTTGCGAATTTTACAGGTATTTCCATACCAAATAATTTCTTAGGTGATAAGATTCTCAATGTAATCATCTTAGTACGATTGTCAACTTTTAAAGTTTCAAATTCAATTTCTTTATATCTTCTACCTTTCATTTTTAGGTTGTGACCTGTAATAAATTTTTCAACTTTACTACCTTTTACGGCATTTGCTTCGTTTAAGAATTTCTCTTTTTCCATTGATTGTATTACTTTTCCTATTTCAGGTCCCCTTAAATCTTTAGGAACTTCATTTCCCTTTACTGATAATTTAAATTTAACCAATTTCTTAAAATCGTTTCCTATGTATTTACCCCATTTTATAATTTGATTATTGCTTAATGTTGTTCTTTCTTGAAACTTTTTAACTTTATAAATATTCTCTGGTTTAAAAGTCTGTAATATATTTAAAAATTGAATGTTTTCTATATCGTTATTAGAATACTTCAAACTATTTAGTTTCTTACCCAAGGAACTTACATCATTTTTTCGTAAAATCCAAGACAAAAATAAAATATAATCGTTTTCATTTATATATGGTTTACTCACTTTTAATCCTGGTAATATTTGTTTAGTAAATCCCAACTTATCACACAATTCCATATATTTCTTTGGTGATTTTGCCTTCGTAATTGACTTCACAAATTCTTCTCTAATTCTTTCACCACTTACACCATTTAAACTTGGATTTTTCTTTAGTGCTGTATATGTATCAGAATGTATCGTTCCACCCAGTGCTGCATTAAATCGTAATGCTCGTAATTTTCTTAGTGGATCTTCATCAAATCTTAGTTCGGCCTGTCCTACCGTCTTTACTAACTTATTCTTTAAATCTTCTAACCCTCCTGTTAAATCTACAATTTCTTCTCTACCAATATCATAAAATAATGCATTGATAGTTAAATCTCTTCGTTTAACATCACCCTGTATGTCTGAAAAATCTACCGAGTCTGGTCGTCTACCTTTTCCTATGTCTTTTCTAAATGTAGCAATCTCATGTCCACCCACAACCACAACACCAAATGATTTACCAACTTCTAAAGTTTTAAATCCACCCTTCTTTGCAATTGCCAATACCTCGTCTGGTTTTGCGTCGGTTGCCATGTCATAGTCTTTTGGACTTTTACCGAGAATTGCATCTCTTACTGCACCACCAACAATATAAAGTTGTTTCTTGTTCTTCTTGAACAACTTGTATATCTTTTTGATATCATTTGGAACTTTTAAAAATACTTTGTTCCTTTCATTTATTGGTAATAGTTCTGTAAGACTAATCATCTACGCCTTTCTTTTCCTTTAAAATTGGCTGGTTTTTTTCTTTTTTCAATATGTGTACCAATCATATCTTTTACATCACCCTTGTCATAATCAACTGAATAATCTTGACCACCATATTTATCCCAACTTGCTATAGTATCATAAAAATCTGTATATTTGAGTCCAGTATTAATAACTCTCTTTATCACTTGAACTCTCTGAATATTCTTGTCGTCACCCCGACCACTTGATGCATCATACGGATTATCCGCCTTTGGAAAATGAAGTTGAGTATATCTACCCTTTTCAAACCAAGGCTCAGGTTTATTACTATCCACTCCCAACTTTCGTTTCTTTCGTGGACTTGTCCATCCTGTGTCTGGTTCACCGGCATCTGCACCACCAGTAGAACCATTGTTATGGGAATACTCATTTAATATGTCAAGTAATTTAATCATTTTTTCTTCTTATCACCAGATTTAGTTTCTAATCCCATTTCCTCAGTAAAATCATTTGATTGTTCTATTAATTCTTCTATTGGTGTATCTACTACCTTCACATCCATTTCTATATCACCGTCACCACCATTTGCTATATCTTGAGCCACTAAAGCTGCCCATCTATGATGACCATCTACGATATACATCTCACCAGTTTCAGGGTCCCGTGATACAATAATTGGTTCGTTCAATTTCTTAGTAAATTCGGAATTTGGATCACCATTCTGTAATTGATTTAAAAATAATGATACCTTTTTACCAACAAGTTGATTTTGAGTTGCCTTTAAATCGGTTACTTTAACTCGTTCTACTGGTGCCTCTTTTTCTATTTTTTGTAAAAATAATTCTTCTGTATTAACTTCACCATTTTCATCTTTTTCTAAAATACCAGCCTTTACCATTTGATCTGCCTTCCCACCTGGCTTTGGTTTAGATTTTAATTGAGGCATTTCGTGTCTTGGTATTCCTTTATTACCACCACAAAATAAGTTTGATCCAGGAACACTCACTTTACATAAATCTACATCTCTATCATCGTGAACTAATTGTTGAACTCCTGCTATTATTGCTCTTTCTTTTGCTGCGTCTGTTCCTACTGCATCATCATCTGATTGTGGGCCCTTTGTAGTTCCACCCCTCTGACTTGGTGAATCTGGATGTGGTGGTCCATCTATTCCTGGTAACCCACCTTTTTTCTTAGGTTTTTTATCTTTCTTTTCTTTACCCTTTTCGCTACCAGCAGGTTCGCATCCAGTATCTTCTGGATTTTGTCCTATTCCACATTTCTTTTCGTCTATTAATTCTTTTAATTTAATCATTTTTTCAACATCTGTTTTAAATCTTTTTTAGGAACAAGTTTTTGCTGTTTTACCCACTTTTTAGCTATTTTACTTTTAAGTGGTTTATTCAAAAATCCATTTAATCCTTTATTAATCAACATATTAAATTTTTTCTTCGCGGTGTCTGGATCTAAATGTTTATTATTATCCACGATTAAAAA